TTTTAACTTATCGCTTCTCATGGACCCGGCATAACGCCAGCCGGCCCAGTGCATGCCAAGCTCTTTGTTGGTCGTAGGGAAGCCAACAAATGCACCCGAAATAATAGGGTTTGGATTAGCTACTGAACTTGGTGTGCCTGACGGAACGGGAATTTGATATTGAAATGGATAAGTAAAATCGTTGTCGTAAAAAGTTGCTGTGGCTAGTTCATAGCCACGGCGCCAACGAGACCAAGCCGATTCTCGATTGATCGTACTTAAAGAATCGGGGATAGATCCCTTGGAAAATTCGGTTGTGATTGGCTTTAGGTGAAATGGATCCTTATCCTTTTCTTTGGTAAAAGGTGTAAAAGATCCAAACGTACCCTTTGACTTAGTCACAACTCATCAGAAGAAACCGCCTTGTGCGTACACATGAGCACCTGGGGTATAACCAGAAATGTTGGGGCCTTCCGCAAACACACCCACATAAATACGGTCGCCTCGCTCCAGGTAAATCCCTTTGTTGCGAAGTGGTGCGCTAGGACCAAGACCGTTGGTGTTGCCTGCTGTTGGCATGGGAACTGCCAACTGAGGCATCACGTCAGAGCAGTCAACAACACCACTGTTGGCAGGAACAGTTTTTGCAAATAGAACACGGTAGTCGCCACTGGCTGGGATAGGAGTGGTCGTATTACGAGTCTGATAGAAAACAAATGTTACCGCTGGTTGATAACCATAGGCCACGCCTTGGTACTGGAAACCACTAGCAATAGCACCCGAATAGTTCAGTGCCGTATTAACTCCAGTAAGAGTACCCGAGCCGGTATAGGTATAATAACCAACTCCACTTGCGGTCCCATTGGTAAGAACCGCAGAGGATTGAATATAAACAACTTGGCCGCTTGTTAAGGCAACAACAGTACCAGACGTTGACGCATTGACGGTGTAATCAGCGTCCCGATAACGATCGTTGCGAGCAATCGTGATCGAATCGACGACACCACCGTTATTATTGTCTTCGCTTAGGTTCGCGTCCATGTCCACCAGGATTGATGGAGCCTGACCACCTTGCACGAAGATTGTATTACTGGCTTGACTGCCAACAGTCTGCGTAGTAACCCGGACCGTATCAAATAACGGACGGTCAATAAACAAGGGTTGCTTGTTCGAGCTGGTCGATGACATGTGCGTTCTCGCTTATGAAGCTTTTGTGCTAGGCTTCTTGGGTTCCTTGGTTCTATTTTAATGGACACACTCTTTATTTGTTCCAAGTGCGGACAACCTTTTGAAAGCAAATGGCCCGCAAGTGTTCGTATGCGATTAAGAAAAAACGGAGTAATTTACTGCTCTAAAGCATGTTATGCAACAAAACATGGTGCCTGGTCCAACCAAAGCAAACATCATTCTGAATATAAATCTTGGGTGGCAATGAAATCACGTTGCAATAACAAAGGTTGTACACACTATGAAAGATATGGTGGTCGTGGAATAACTTATGAAAAATCCTGGAATGACTTTAATAAATTCTTAGAAGATATGGGGCCAAAACTTGATCCAAAAATGGAATTGGATCGTATCGATAATGATGGAAACTATTGCAAAGAAAACTGTCGATGGTCAACACGTAAAGAGCAAACACGAAACCGTGGTGGTAAACGCGCTACAAGGCTTTACACTTTTGATGAAAAAACAATGTGCATCGCAGACTGGGCCAAGGAAGTTGGTATCAGTCCACAATCAATGCAAAAACGATTAAACAACGGCTGGCCTTTGGAAAAAGCCTTTTCCAAAGAGCGTCATAACAAAAAGGGCTCCAAACAAGTGAAGCCCTCTAAATCAAAACTGAGTGAGTGATTCCAGGAACGGTGTCCTTGGTGTGTAAAGGGAGGCCGTCGCCGTATCGGTTTCCATCTGTGTCATTGGACGCTGGAGAGCAGTTTTAAATAACTGTTCTCCCAAAGATGGAACAACACTTTGGTCATTGAGCAGGAAATTCTGCAACAAGAATCCCTTCAAGAAATCTTGAACGCTAGATCCGGATGCTTCCTGTGCCTGTACCGCTGGTTTTGGGGCAGCCACATTAGCTCCACCAAGAATGTTCTTGACGTAGTTCTGTGTTTCCTTGAAGGGAGGAATGCCTCCGTATCGTTCGACATTGCCCGGACCCGCGTTATAGGCTGCCAGTGCTTTGTCATAGGAACCAAAGCGCTTGAGTTGTTGGCTCAGATAACGAGCACCACCCGTCAAGCTCTGTACAGGGTCATAGGGATTGGAAACACCAAGACCTTGTGCTGTCCCAGGCATGAGCTGAACAAGGCCCATCGCACCAGCGCTGCTCTTAGCTTGTGGGTTCCAGCCGGATTCCTTCTGTACAAGCTTCAAGAAGATGTCTTCATTGACACCAAAATCACGGGCTTTCTGCCGCGCAATTTCTTTTAGTTGTTCGGTGTTGTAGGACATGGGTTTCTTGTTAACTTGCTACCCAGTTTGAACTTGCCCTGAGTGCGGGAACAAATACTGTTTGAAGCGTTAGTACTGTTGCGAGGTGGGTCAGGGTTCGTTTAACAAACTTGGGACAGAGAATCATGGGTTTAAAGCAACAACACTGGCCCCCGTAAATCAAAAGATTTGTGTCCAGTCGGCTGGGCTTACATGCAAAGCAATGCCAGATTTGACTTACTGTACAGACAACGTGCTATTCAAAAGCTGTTGGAAGAGATCACCGCGGCGCTTTTCGGCAGGAGTACTGAAGGAGAAGGGCTCCAGGGAAATACCGCCTACAGGCTGAACGTTTGTGGCGCCTGCATAAGTTGCTTCCGCCGGGCTAGTAGGAGGCGGTGCCACGGGAGGTTGTCCTTGTCCGCTCATAAAGCGATTAAACATCTGGGCTTGGATTTGGTTTTGAGGTGTGTTGAACTGTGTTTGAGGAAGTGGAGTACCAATCGGCTGCAGATCAGATGCGCCCGCATAGCTGGGGATGGTTTGTGTTGCGTTGGTCCCCAGGAGGGATGCTGGGTTGAAGGGTAAATCTGCCGGCGCACCCATGGCGCCTGCATTGATAACACCCTGAATAACGTCGTAACCAGATTGACCAGGCTTGACGCGCTTGGCGAGTTCAGGATTGGCTTTTGCCCACATCTGCATCCCGATATCTTCTGCAGACTGCACTTGCTCAGGCGTAGCGTTCTGTGCTGCAGCAATCTTGCGTGCTGCTTCGTAACGCTGAAGCTCTGGGTTTTGTGCTGCCAGCTGAGCTACACGACTCTTTTCTTCAAGATATGCGCGTTCCAACGGATCAGAAACCGAGGCAAGCGTTTGTGGTTGGGCGCCAGGTGCAGCGCCGTATGGAGCCTTTTGTCCTGGCCACTTGAAAAGAGAGGAAGCAGGCGCAGATGCAGCAGCTGTCTCTACAAAAGATTTTGCCTTGGCTTGTGGGCGCTGGAAGACAGGGGAGACAACACCTGCGTTCTGGATAGCCTTAAAGATATCAATGGCCATGATTAACGCCAAACTTCATGAAGGTAAATACGAGAACCCACTGCAGTATCAGCAGGACCAGGTAAAGCTTGAATAAACTCCGCACCTGAGCGTTCATAACGGTAACGAGCCTGAAATGGATCTTTATAGTTAGGAACGTAGAGGATGCCAGCAAGACGGTTGGTTTCGTAGAGATAAATCTCGTCCCAAACCTTTAATGCTTCCTTGGCATTGCTTGAACGAATTGTACGATCCACGTCACCGAGGATGCTTTCAATTCGTGTAGAAGGTGTCGATGCAACTTCGGTTTTCTTCTCCGCCGTATCACAACGGCCGAGCTGAATAACAACCTTGTCATAGAAGTATGAATCCGGAACCGTATTCATAGCTTCTTCCAAGCGACTGTAGTCACCCGCTGGAACAGACACGGTAAAGTAGCCCAGGTGATACCTGACTCTGCTTTTATCAAATTCCGATAATTGCACGTCTACCTTTCGTTATAGTTTAATTATAAATGTATCAACTTAACCAACACCTGGAATCGGAGAGCCCATGTACTCCATCAGGAATTGTTGGGCCATGCTCTGCTTGGGAGTAAGTAATTCGCCAAGTGATTGCTCAAGCAAAGATTCTTGAACTGTTTTTTGACGGGGTTTGGTCAACTGAAGAAGTGACATCAGAGTTGAAAGATCATCTCCACTGGTGCCAGGGGATTGTTGGTCAAGTGGTAGGGTCGTTGCTGGAAGCTCAGACGCACCTCCCAGCGTCTTCATGTGACCCAAGCCGATTTCATACTTATTGTCTCCTGTAACCAGGGTTGCGAGATTACCGTAGCCACCTTGGTTGGATTTAGGTATGAACTTGCCGCCGCCTTCATAGTAAATGGGAGTACCCTCTGGAAGAGCCCAATCCTCTCCACGGTGAAAAGAACTAGCTCCTGCAGTTGGAGCACTGCGTGGACCATACCTCGAAGTTAAAGTAATCCCAGCAGCCGGATTGAAGTCAATCTTACCGTCTGCAGTTTTAATTAACGCAGGTATTTTCTTTTCACCAATACGCAAACCAAGTAGTGGCGTACGAATTGTTGCTGGGTCAAGATACTTTCCGGTCGCAAGTTCTTTTACATAAACATGTTTATGCGGACCGGTTGATACGCCGGTTGAGCCAACTTGACCAAAGTACTGAATACCAGCCATTATCTTTTTCTTTTTATTTTAAAACGAAAAAACCCCTGGTCTCCCAGGGGCCTTCCTTTGTGAAATGGATTAAACCCTGATTAAGTCGGCGGCAAGCACGGCGTTCCAATCCACACGCTTAATTTGTTTTAACTGCTCAAGACTATTAAACTTCTCACCCGATAAGGACATCTGAAGATCTTTGATCTCTCGAGCTGTCTTAAGGCCGATACCCTTAATGTGATCAGCGATCATTTGAGCGGTAGCGGTATTGATGTTTAAACGTGTTTCGGGTGGGAAAGTACGAGGCTCTTCTTGGGCTGCCTTATCCTTAACCTGAAGAGTAGCAACTTTTTTGGTTGCAGCTTCGTCAGGGGTCAATTCATTCTTGTAGGCGGTATAAAGGCGACCGTCCTGGTCTTCAACCATGAACCAATCGCCATTATCCCATTCGCTTACAACTTTGACGCGAGCGCCAGTTTTGCGGTGCTGGTAAAGCATAAGGACCAGATGTTTTAATTTCTGGTCCTAGTTTAACCTAATCAGCTAACAGTGCGGCCGAGGATATACTCTTCGATATCTTCGTAGCCAGGTGCGTCATCAGGCTGGATGTAGCAGACTTCAACCACCAGGTAACCTTTCAGGCCGGCGTTGTTGTCAGCATCAGCCAGATACACACCACCAGACACGCCAGTGTCAGTGGTAGTACCGCGAGCGAACACCTTGAAGGTGGTAGCAGCAGTCAGAGACTTGTAGACGCCGGAAGGACCAACGCCAGTGGCACCAGTTGCGGTCAGGAAAGGAGTAGAGCTGAGGGCCTGGGAGCCAGCAGCAAACACAATCTTGGCCGAAGCATCACCGGAAACGGTGGAGGTCAGGTTGGCCTGAGCAATAGGCTCACCCACGCCAGTCACAGCCACAGGGCCGCTGTCATTGCGACCGAAGGTGATGACGTTACCAGTGGCGGCATAAATGCCGGTGGCAACACGACCATCACCCCAACCAGAAGCAACCGAGATCGCAGCGCGATACACGAAAGCAGGCTGGGTGGAGCTGCCAGAGATCACCATACCGGTGATGTCGGGGCGGGTGTCGTCCTGGCGATAAGGCGAAGGAACGATCACATCCATGGTCTGACCTTTGGTGGCGGCATCACCAGAGGCCCAAGCCACAGCAACGTAACCACGCTGCTGGAAATAGCGATAGCCGGGGACGGCCAGCACCGAGGTAGGGCCGCCCTTGGAAGCATCATTGGTACCGTTGTCGTTGGTATCAATGTTCTTGTACCAGCCGTTCAGGGCGTTGGTCCAGTTACCTGGATAGATCTTTTTGGAAGACAAGTAGGACATTTATTTCTCCTTTAAGTTGGATTTATATCTTTATCAGATGGCGCCGTCATCAGACACGAAGCTGAATGCGGTGGTAACAAAGTCCTTGTTCAGGATTTCGAAGCCAGCATACAGTTGCCAAATCAGAATGATAAAGCGGCTGAAATCATCGTTGTTGTTGATCAGCACCTGAGCGTTCGGGCCGCCGATACCAACACCAATCGACTGAGGACCGAAGAAGTAACCTTGAGCAACTTCTTGGTTAGAGAAGGTGTTAGCACCATCGCTAGCGAAGGTGGCAGACACAGTCTTGGTCGGGAAGTTGGTCGACTCGAAGAACTTCACGCCTTCAAACTGAACGCCGGTCGGCATCACGGGCTCACCAGCCAGGAAGTAACCCTGACCTGCTTGGGGACCCATGTAGAAGCTGGCGTTGTTAGGCATCATGGGGTTGCCCATGTACATGCCTTGGCCAGGGTTGCCGCTGTAACGAGCGATCTCACGGAAGTCAGGATCACGACGCAGGTGCATCATGAAAGTGGGATCGCAGATGCAACGATACAGACCATCAGCGAAGGTAGGAACGTTGCGCTTACGCAGGTCTTTAACAACGGTCAGAAGATCGGTACGCACCTGGAACTGCTGCACCTGAGCGGTGTATTCAGCAGCGGTGTAAGAAATCGAACCGTTGGCAGCTTTGGTTTTGCCACCGGGGAAGTAGTAACCACCCTGGGTGCTGGAAGCTTCACCATTGGCTTCGGCTTTGGCGAGTTCATCAATGAACACGCGGTCACGCCAGCGGCGATAGTCATCGAGCAGGGTCAGGCTGCCGATCGACTGGTGGAACATGTTGAGGTTACCGGTGTCCAGCAGCAGGCGCTGGGCGGTAATCAGAGTTTCACGAGCGATCTTGAAGGTCGAAGGCTGGGTCGGATCACCCGGATCTGCAGGGCCGGTGTACTCTTTCAACACAACCAACACCTTCTCTTTGGTGATGTTGCGGCTGTTGGCAGTACCGATGGTCTGGTCAGCAATACGC